AGCGATAACGAAGCACTTCGCAGGCAACTTACGTTGAATTATTGTGAGTGTTTGGATATTGATATATTCAGTCTGTCGGACGTAGATATGACAACCGCTAAAGATTTTATATCGTGGCTCATTGAACTATGTATAAATCACGATATACCGACGAATGACAGTCTGTTAAATATAACGGAGGATATAGACAGGTATTTGTATCTATGTTGTGCTAAAAGACGTTGTGCGGTGTGTAGGAAGAAAGCAGATATACACCACGTTGATACGGTTGGAAGTGGTGTAAACCGCAAGACAACACACCATTTGAATAAAGAAGTACAACCGCTATGTCGATTACATCACACGGAGGCACATAAAATAGGAAAGATAGATTTTAATAATAAGTATCATTTAACATCAATAAAACTTGATGAATATTTGTGTAAGGTACTTGGATTGAAGAAATAAAGATGAGGAGTTATTTATGAAAGTAGTAGTTTATGAAAATGAAAAAGTAGTGAATACATTCGAGGGTAACGATATTTATATTGCTTGCGGTCGACGATTATTTGCTACCTATGATGTGAACTGCGGGTATCATACTCGTACAGACAATGCAAAACTTCGAAAATATATGCTGAAAACGGCATTAAGGGACATAAAGAGAACATTAAGAAGTTTAAAATAGAGGGAGTGCAAGTATGAATAAAGTTATATTAATGGGACGTCTTACAAAAGACGTTGAGATAAGACAAACGCCGAACAATCTTTCGGTCGCAAGATTTACTATTGCGGTAAATCGAAGATTTGTGAAAGACGGTGGACAACAGGCTGATTTTATTAACTGTATTGCGTGGCGTAAGACAGGCGAATTTATCGCACGATATTTCCAAAAGGGCAGTATGATTGCCGTAGTCGGAAGTATTCAAACAAGAAGTTGGGACGGTAATGACGGTAAAAAGCAGTATGCGACAGAAGTTATTGTAGACGAGGCGTACTTTACAGGTAGCAAGTCAGGAAGTGGGACAAAGGGAAATGACACCGATTTTTCAGATAGCAGTATTGATGATTTAAACAGTCAATATGGCGATGATTTCGCCACTATCGGTGATGAAGAAGATTTGCCGTTTTAAGAGGTGTAGTGTATGAACAACGGAATTAACTACTTTCCGCTGAACGTACATTTAGATGATAAATTTGAATTAATCGAGGCTGAATTTGGACTGAAAGGGTTTGCGATAGTCGTTAAGTTGTTCCAAAAGATATACGGACAGCAAGGTTACTATTGTGAATGGACAGAAGACGTTGCATTATTGTTCGGAAAGAATGTAGGTTTGGGTGGTGATGCCGTGTCCGAAATAGTGAGAGCCGCGATTAAAAGAGGTATATTTGACAGTGAACTTTATGACAAGTATCAAATCTTGACTTCGAGAGGAATACAAGAAAGATACTTCGAGGCAGTCAGTCGCCGTAAAGAAGTTGAAGTCAGAAAAGAGTACCTCTTAATTAAAGTCGACCAAATTTATAAGAATGTACGCATTTTAAATGAAAATGTAAACATTTCAAGCAAAAATGTAAACATTTCCGAACAAAAGAAAGTAGAAGAAAGTAAAGTAAAAGAAAAGAAAGCAGAAGAAAGGAAACTGCCACGTCTGCCTGTAAGAATTGTTAAGCTATATGAGAACAATATAGCACCTTTGACACCGATTACACTGCGAGGCTTAGATGATTGGCTGAATGATATGTCGGAGGATGTTGTTATATACGCAATCGAAGAAGCTGTAAAGAACAACAAACGTAATTACAGGTACATAGAGGCAATACTTCGCAATCATTTTAATGCGGGACGTACTACCCTTGCGGAAGTGCAAGGTGCAAAGAAAACATACCACAAAGGGAATGAACAAAGCGTATATGATGACAACGGTGTTGATTATGACGAACTTGAAAAAATAATGAGGGAGCGAATGTAGTGGTAATATTAGCAATAGACCCCGGTAATGCGCAAAGCGGTTGGTGCATTATTGACAGAGAAACAATGAAACCGCAAGATTTTGGAAAGACCGATAACAACGAATTGTTAGACAGTTTTGAACGTCTGATAAGAGTATATCAAGTAGACGTTGTTGTTATCGAAATGGTGGCGTGTTACGGTATGCCGGTTGGGCGTGAAGTGTTTGAAACGTGTGTGTGGATTGGCAGATTTACAGAAAAATCAAAGCAATTACAAAAGGACGTTCAATACATAACACGCAAAGACGAAAAAATTAACATCTGTCACAGTATGAAAGCCAACGACGCAACTATTCGCAGGGCTTTGATAGACAGATTTGCAAAGCACGACCTAAAGAACGGAAAAGGGACAAAGAAATGTCCCGATTGGTTTTATGGATTTAAGAGTGACATTTGGGCGGCTTATGCAGTGGGTATAACGTGGATTGATATGGAGGAAAACGATGATAATTAAACAAGACAGAGAAAATTTTCATATGTTGAATTTTTTGGACAAGTTTATGATGGGACATAAAGGATACATAGCGGGCGGCTGTTTTAAAAACATTTTCAACGTTGAAAAGATAAAGGACATAGATATATTTTTTGATAACGAGGAAGAATTTTATTGCGCCGTGGAATACTTCGACCGTCAGACAGAAGGATATACAGGCGATAACGCATTGACAGTGCAATATAATTTTTACTACGAAAACGACAATGTCAAGGCATATAAGCATATAGACAGTGGGTTGGTATTGGAGTTATGTCGTAAAAATTTCAATGACGCAAAGTCGATGTTAGAAAATTTTGATTTTACTATATCAAAGTTTGCATATTTCAAAGAAGAAGTAACGGAGGACGACGGAAAACATATTGAATATAAAGTAATGTACGACGATAAGTTTTTTGAACACCTACATACAAAACGATTGGTAGTCGATGACAAAATACTGTTCCCAATGTCAACATTTGAGCGAATGATACGATATATCAAATATGGATATATGCCGTGCAGAGAAACAAAATTGAAGATAGCAACAGCAATACACGAAACAAATATTGATGATATTTCGGTCAGCAAAAGTTTGTATGAGGGTATGGATTAATTTATTTTTAGGAGGAATAAGAAAATGAACGAAGAAAAAGAAATAACAAAGATATTAATGGAATTAGGTACACCGTGTCATTTGGCAGGCTATGACCTAATCAGACAAGCCGTTGTGATAATGTTAAACAACGAAAAAATAAAGCAAACGGATATATATCGACAGTTGGCTGAAAATGTTGGCAAAACACAAAGTCAGGTGGAACGAAATATTCGCCACGCAATAGAGGTGACGTTTTATAATATTCGCCCCGAAATGGCTAAAAAATACTTTGGCAACAGTGTTGGTTACAACAAAGTTAAGCCGTGCAACGCGCAGTTCCTCGCTACAATCGCGGAACACACGAAGAACAAAGAGTTATACACAGAATAGGGGGATAGAAAATGACTATTAAATTACCAATGGACGTGGAAATAGAAATGAATACGCGTTTGCCGTATGATTTCGATGATATTATTCGCAAGATATTCAAAGGATATTTAGGTGAAGCAAAAACAGAAAATTTAGATTTTAATAAATTAAAATTTATAGACCTTTGCATTGCCTCGATCCGCAACTCGAAAGACGCAAAAGAGGCAGTTCAAGATATAATGCTCAAGCAAACAGAATACAGATTAAAAATACTTAATCAATTTCCAGAAAAAAATTCGTTTTTTAACATGAATTTTATGGCTCATTATTATGAAATGGGTAGAGAAAGCGCATTACTGCATACTGAATATAGCAGTAATTACACAGAAAATGAAACTATTATGAAAGTGGTTATAAGAATTATAAAAGTGGTCAGTGATTATGAGGAGGAAGAAAATGGCGAAGAAAAAGAGAATTAAAATCGGTGCTATGTATCGAGAATACGGCGAAATGGAAGGAGTTTTATGCCGTAATTGCTGTAACTTCACAACAATAGCAGTTGACGGAAAACATCACTGCAAATGCAAGGCGTATGGTATAACGAGAGAGGCTAATACAAACTGGCGTAGCAAATATGAGGCGTGCGGATTGTATAACACACCGATAGGCAATAAATATAAACCAATATTTGAAGGAGGGAAAGAGTAATGAATACACCATTAATTAAACCGAGTTTGATTTATTTAATTCATTTGTGCGACAATTTCAAAACTGTATTGTTTATAGTTATGCTTGTAACGGGATTTGTAGTAGTTGTTAGTCTTTATGAATATCTTGACGAAGAAGAGAAACGACAATGCTTTAGTAAGTGGTTTAAAATACCCATTATAGCATTGATAAGTAGCTTAGCGTTGAATATCGTATTACCAAGCGAGAAAACTTGTTACACAATGCTTGTAACTTCACAACTAACACCGCAGAACATTCAAAGTGTCGGTAATGATTTAAAGTCTGTGGTAGATTACATATTTGAGAAGATAGATGAATTGGAGGAATAGAAAATGTGGAATGAATTAAAGCCGTGTCCATTCTGTGGGAGCAATAATATAGTCATTTATGATAAAAGCTTCAATAGTGGACCATACTATGATATTTTTTGCCGAGATTGTCAAGCGTCTGTACGTTTTGCTGATGAAAGCGAAACAGAAGAAGGTGCGGTGAATATGTGGAACACACGAATAGCACCGGAACGAAAACCAATGACACTTGATGAGGCGATAGAACATTGCGAAGAAGTCGCAACTAAAAATTGTTCAGAATGTGCAGAAGAACACAAGCAACTTGCAAATTGGTTACGCACGCTAAAGTATTTAGAAGAAAACGCGGTTATGCCGATACACAAAAAGCAAGATTGGTTAGACATAGCGGAACACTACGGTATTAAACAAATTCCGGTAGCGATTGAAGAAATGGCTGAATTAACACAAGTGTTGACTAAGTATTTGAGAATAAGACAAAGCGGACAACCGGCAAGAAAAACAATGGACGAAGTTAAAGACGACATAAAGGAAGAATTATCGGACGTAATTGTAATGATGATACAGTTGCAATATTTATTTGACATTGACAATGACACAATAAACAAAATTGCAGACGAAAAACTGAAAAGAACGTTAAAATTAATGGAGGAACAAAAATGAAGTTTAGAACAAAACCGTGTGAAATAGAGGCAGTACAATGGGAAGGACATAACCTTGATGAAATTATAAAATTTACAAATGGATTAGAAAAACATATTATCCGTGTAGAGGGCTTAGAGCCTGTTATATTTATATCAACATTAGAAGGCGATATGAAGGCAAGCGTCGGCGATTACATCATAAGGGGATTGCGTGGGGAATATTACCCGTGTAAGCCTGATGTGTTCCACGCGAAGTACGAGCCGTGCGAATAAGAGGTGACGATATGAGAACTGAACAATTTGAAAATATCATAAACAAACGCATAGAAACGTGTAAAAGCGTTCTATGCAGTAAAGCAGAAGAATATGCAACCGATGATAGATTACATAATTTCAAAGTGGCAGGCAAATTGCAGAAATGCAC